CTCATTTAATAATATTTTTCAGTATATATTTATATATTGTCTTTTTTTGATAACGATATATTTATTACTATATAAAAACATATAGGTTTAACTATGAGTATAGATTATGAAATATTTGATGGTAAATCACTATCATCACTTTTCAAAGACATTTATGACAACACACAATTTAACAGAAAACAACTTGATGTATTGACAAAAGAACTTGTTCAATTTATCAAGGATGGGGATACTGCTGTACAGATAGTTCCTATGATTAAAGAGTATTTAGAAATAAATGTTAGAAATGATGACCAACTTGTCAAGATGGCTGGTATTGTTCAGAGACTTATATCTGCTGAGGGTAAAGCTGGAGCAGAAGACGAATTTGGATTATCAGAAGAAGAAAAAACTCAATTACTTTCTGGTATAGAAGATACAATCAAAGATATACAAACAGAATCGGATAAAATACACAATAAAATAGAAAACGCTGATAGGATAAATTAATGCCAAAAAACTCTAAAGTTGGATATGCTGTAAAAGCAAACGATGGTTTAGATGTTCCAGCTGATATGAAAATGGGTAGACTTCCTACTCCACTACAATTAAGTTCATATATAAAAAAAGTAACACAATTTAGTGAGAGTGAGTACCACGAGACAGATCGTTTGGAAGTTAAAGAAGTCATCAGAAATAAACCAGGTGTAAGATTGGGTGTAAGAGGTATATTAATAAATGGTAAATCAGATCCTGGTCTTGTTATACCAGCTCAAACTAATACCACAACTGTACCTTTGGTTGGTGAACATGTAAATGTTATCGAAAGAGAAGGTGTGGTATATTTTACAGATATAACTAACAGAAAAAATTCTGTAAATGAAAACTCAATACCTGGTGTAGTTGGTGATTATGATTCTACCACTAAATACGGAAAAAACTTTCAAAGAAAAAAAGTAAAACCAATTGATATCGGTGAAGGGTGTATAACGTTTGAAGGTAGATTTGGTCAAACATTACATTTCGATGGACACGACAATACACCAAAAATAAAAATATCTACACATGTTGATGAATCAGATGGAGACTCTAGAAAAGAAAAAATTGATGGTGATGATTCTTCTATATATTTATTATCACGAGGTATGAAAGATAAATTCGATGGTAATACAATCGAAGGAAAAAAAGTACTAATAAAATCTAATGGTATATTTATAAGTGGAGATGATGTTAGATTGGGTAGTTCGGTTGAAGCAGAAATAGAACCTGTTGTACTTGGTAATAAATTAAAAGAATTATTAGACGAAGTGTTTACTGGAACAATAACACAGAATAACGCTGCCATAGCTGCAAACACTGCTAAGTTAGCAACCTTAGCAGCAATACAGCCACCAACACCACAATCATTAGAAGAAATAAACTCTTTAACTGAACAAAATGTAGAGTTAGGAGAGGTAAATATAAAATTACAAACATCAATAAGAACAGCTACATATTTAAGTAGCACAGTAAAAACAGTATAGGAGTTGTCATGACTAAAAAACAATTAGTAAAAATAATTCAAGAAGTTGTTCGTAGAGAAATCAAAAAAGAGATTAACGAGATATTTATAAACGAACAGAAAACTTCAAACCAACAACAATTAACTGATGTTATACCACAAGTATCAGAACATAAAGAGGACATAAAGTACACTAACAATAAATCTTTAAATGATGTTCTGAACGAAACAGTTGGTCTTAGTAGAAAACAATCAAGTGAATATCCAACAATGGGTGGTGGAACATTTGATTCCTCAAGAATGACTGAACTATTAGGTTATAGTCAACCAGAAGAGGTACAAAGAGATATGGTAGCAGTGGATACAATTAAAAAAGCTGGAAAGTCTGTTGACCAAGTTCCAGAACATGTAACAAATGCTTTAACAAAAGACTATAGTGCTTTAATGAAAGCTTTAGATAAGAAGAAACAAGGAGGATTGGGTTAATGCCAAGAAGTGCTAGAGAAATAGATTTAGATCCTAAAACATATGTTGGGTTGTCTTTTCCATTAAGAGCAGACAACAACAATAGTTTTGCTATGACTAAAAATTCATTAGAACAATCTAGACACAATCTTAGAAATTTATTGTTAACATATCCTGGTGAAAGGCCTAGAAATGAACTGTTTGGATCTAGACTTAGAGAAGTGTGTTTTGAACCAATAGATGATAAGTTACCACAAAAAATTTCGGAAACAATTACACAAGCAGTAAATAGATTTTTACCATATATTACTATAATAGATATTGCCACTTTGCAAAGTGAAGATAACGCTGAGTCTGTTATTGTTACTATAAAATACTCTACTACATTAAATCCAGAGGTAAATCAATCTTTGACATTGGATGCCAAAGAGGGAACAGAAATTGATGGTAGTGATAGTAGTGGTGGAAGTTCTGGTGGAGGAGGATATTAATGGCACGTACAAGTATAAAAAAAGATTCAGTAAAATCTGTAAATTATTTAAATAAAGACTTTAGTGATTTTAAATCAAATCTTATAGAATTTGCTAAACAATACTTTCCAAATACCTACAATGATTTTAACGAAGCTTCACCTGGTATGATGTTTATTGAAATGGCTTCTTATGTTGGTGATGTTCTTTCTTACTACATTGATTCACAATTTAGAGAAACACTTCTAGCGTATGCTGAAGAAAAAAGTAATGTATACAATATTGCACAATCTTTTGGATATAAACCAAAGACAACTTCACCAGCTGATGTTGTTCTTGATACATTTCAAACAGTTCCAGCACTTAACGGTAAACCAGATTTTAGATATGCTTTGACAATTGACGAAGGAACTCAAATAAATGCAAGTTCAAATGGAACTACTTTTAGAACTTTAGAAGATGTAAACTTTAAATTTTCTAGTTCATACGATACTAGAGAAGTTAATATCTTTGAAACTGATAGTGGTGAACCAACAAAATTTTTATTGAAGAAAAAAGTAAAAGCAAGAAGTGGTGAAATATCTACAGAGTTTTTTGATTTTGGTTCAGCTGAAAAGTATACTCAAATAAAATTAGGAAATTCAGATGTAATAGAAATTATATCTTGTACAGATAGTGATGGAAATAAATGGTATGAAGTTGATTCTTTAGCTAGAGATACAATTTTTGAAAATATGGAAAATAACTCAGCAAACGATCCTTCTTCTATTGGTGATAGAGAAAGTGTAGCTTACATACTAAAACTTAAAAGAGTATCTAGAAGATTTACAACTTTTATAAATGAAAATGATGAAACTGTTTTAAAATTTGGAGCTGGGATATCAGATAATCCTGATGAAGAAATTGTACCAAATCCAACAAACGTAGGTTCTAATTTACCAGGTAGTCCCTCTTTTTTAACTACTGCTTTTGATCCTTCTAATTTTTTGAAGACAAGTACATTTGGTATGGCACCAGCAAATACAACATTGACCATAGAGTATTCACATGGTGGTGGTGTAGATGATAATGTAGGTATGGGTGATATCAATCAGTTAGGAGTAATAAATTTTACCATCAATGATAATGGTCTTTCTACTTCACTAGTACAAGAATCAAAAGACTCCGTTGCATTTAATAATCCTAAACCAGCTGCTGGTGGTTCATCTGGTGAAGCTGTTAGAGAAACACGAGAAAATGCATTAGCGTATTTTCAAGCACAACAAAGAGCAGTTACTAAAGAAGATTATATTGTAAGAGCTTACTCCTTACCAGCTAAATTTGGAACAGTTTCAAAAGTTCACATGTCTCAAGATGAACAATTAAGTAAAATAGGTATGGCTGAAAAATTAGAAAGAGAAATAACCGAATCAGATGTTGGAACTAGTTTAAAAGATTTACAAGTTAATAATATACCAAATCCATTAGCAATGAATATGTATACTCTTGGATTTAACTCTAATAAAAAATTAGCACCATTAACACAAACAACAAAACAAAATTTAAAAACTTATTTATCACAATATAGATTAGTTACTGATGCTATTAATATTAAGGATGCATATATTATTAACATAGCAGTTAACTTTGCAATATTAACAAAAATTGGTTTTAATAAAAATGAAGTTTTACTAAGATGTGTTAGTACAGTACAAAATTTCTTTGATATTGATAGATGGCAGATAGGTCAACCAATAGTTCTTGCTGATTTAGTTTATGAATTATCATTAGTAGATGGTGTTGCAACAGTTGTCAATCCAACAGAAAATAATCCAAATAATTTAGCAGTTGTAGTTGAAAACAAATATCAAATAGCTCAAGGTTACTCAGGTAATTTCTTTGATATAAACACATCATTACGTGGTGGTATTTTGTATCCAGCATTAGATCCAAGTATATTTGAAGTTAAGTTTCCTAACTCAGATATTAAAGGAAAAGTATTGGGTGATAATTTAGGAGTTAGGGAGTAATAATGCATTATTTTACATTTGCAGAAAAAGATACAACTATTTACCAAAAAAGTGGTAGTTTAAATGCTGGGTTAGACGAAGTATTAGAAATACAAAAAACAGTTAGTGATGCTGGTGATGCAATAAACGTCTCTAGAATACTTATTAAATTTGATTTAGCAGAAATATCATCTTCTATAGTAGATGGTACAATAACCAATCCATCATATTATTTAAATTTATTTGATGCAAAATCTAGTAACCTAGATATATCACAAAGTATATATGCATATCCTATAAGTCAATCATGGACAATGGGACAAGGACATACTTATGACAATCCAATTACAGAAGAAGGTTGTAGTTGGAACTTTAGACAAGGATTGACAGATGGTACTCTTTGGAGTAGTGCAGTTAGTGCAAGTGGTGGAACTTGGTTTAGTGGAAGTGGGTTTGAAGCATCTCATTCTATAAGTCATAAAACAGTAGACATTAGAATGAATGTTACTGATATAGTGAATCAATGGTTATCAGGTTCTATTTCCAATGATGGATTTATTGTTAAACGAAGTGGTAGTGTTGGAAATTTAGACTCTAATGCAGACGAGGGTAATACAAAACTTTTTGGTGATTTATCGTTCTTTTCATCAGATACTCATACTAAATATCCACCAACATTGGAAACAGTTTGGGATGATTCTAGTTGGAATAGTGGTTCTCTTTCACCATTAACAATGACAAACTTAGAAGATATGACGATTTATATGAAAGGACTACGGGCAGAGTATAAAGAAAGTTCTAGAGTAAAATTTAGATTAGTTGGTAGAGAAAGATTTCCTGAAGCTTCATATTCTACAACACCAGCTAATCTTTCAGTAAAATATTTACCTAGTGGTTCATCTTTTTATTCTATATTAGATGCAGAGACTGAAGAAGTAATTGTTCCTTATGGTAGTGGTTCAAAATTAAGTTGTGACTCTACTGGTAATTATTTTATGTTGGATTTAAATGGTTATCAACCTGAAAGATACTATCGTTTAGAATTTAGAGTCCGAAGTGGTAGTGGTGTTGATGAACTTGACCAATATTTTAACGAAGGATTCACGTTCAAGGTTAGTCAGTAATGCCTTATACAAAAAAAGAATTAGACAATGTGGGTTTTTATAATTCCTTTATTGATAAACTTAGAAGTAAGTATTTATCTGATTTAGTTTTACGTGCTAAAAATTTATTTAGAAATGAAGAGGGTGTCTTATATTCTTTTGAAGATATTACTACAGGTTTGGGTATTGAAAATGGTATATTTCGTGATAACTCAGATTACTCCACATTAGATACTGCATTGAATAGAGCAGAAATAGAAGGAATTACTGAGTATACTGATTTTAAAGATTTGATTGAAAAAGAATCTTGTTCTATACAGACTGATGTTATAAAAGAACGTGTAAAGAGTAGTAATTCAGACAATTTAGTAGATAGAAAATTTTCGGAAATATTACAAATAGAAATAGCAGATCCATTACCAGAGGGATTGGAAAATGGTGATACTATGACATCAGACAATCCTGAAGATAATAGAAAATGGTTAATAGATGGAAATCAAAAAAGACCTTTTCCTGATTTACAATCCTTTTATGCAATCGGTGCTACATGGAAAGATGTAAAAACTAGAACTTTAGAAATAATAGATAGTATACCAGAAGGGGAGCCAGTAGACTAATGTCAAGTAAGTTAAAAGAATTTGATAAAGAATTATTACTTTCTAACAGAAAATTTGAGTATAATAGTAGTATATCATACGAAAATGCATACTTTGGTGGATACTTTGGCAATGATTCTGAAGATTATGTTGAGGTCTTAATATATGACACTAATGATAATTTATTAGAAACTTCAGTTGCTGATTCAACTGATTATTATTATGATGATGAAAAGGGGGGTATTAAGTTAAAAACTGGTACTATTCTTAGAAAGCTAGGATATGATAGAGGTAGGTTTAAAGTTACATATAACTTTTTAAGAAAATTAGCTGGTTCATACGAAACTGTGGTTACAGATGAAAATGATGAAATATTTAATGGAGATGTTGACATAAATCAAATAGATAAAAGTTTATTTATAAAAGAAAATAAATATATATCTCACGAGATATCACCATCTAGAACTGAAATACGGTTAGTACCACAAAAAATAAAAAATGAAAAGTACATTAGAGATTTTTACAGACTAGCCGCAACAAATAAAAAAGTTGTTGCATCACCTATGGATTCGAGTAATATAGAATTTGTAGGTGATACAAATTCAGAAAAAAGAAACTCAAAAACAATAAAATTTTCAAATTCAGAAACCAATCCGCAATTTGAAGACTCGATGAAAAATGGAAAAATAATAATACCAAATGTTTTTATAGTAGGTTACGAATCTCCACCAACTCCAATTAGTCCAGAAGAATTAGGAAAAACTCCATCTGAGCTAACTGGTACTGAAGCCCTTGAAGCAAGTTTTTATTTAGACCAAGCAGTGGATGCAACGAGATTTACAGATAATAATTTGAAGAACGCTCCAGGAGATATTTTCTTTTCTCCAGCCTATGATATATTTAAAAATCTAAATTATAATCAAGATATACCAATGGCTATTCAAAATTTTGACACTTTTGATTTTCAAGGAGATGGTAGAAAAATTGAAGATATACGAAATTTAAAAGATAGTGCATTTGATCCAATATGGGTAAAACGAAACGATCCTGAACCTGTTTTAGATTTTGCTAGTAATTCAACACTTAGAGCAGATGCTGCTACTACATACACATGGGAAGTATTTGGATGGGATAAAGATGATGGTGGTGTATTCAAAAAAGATTCATATGATAGAATACAACCTAGAGATGTAGGTGCAACTTCAGGTGGAAGTTTTAGAATAATAACACCAAGTGCTGAGTATGCAACACGAACACCTGAAAATTCATTTAAAGCATCTCAAACTATAGCTGGAGAAACTGGTTCTGACAATGAGAGACAAGGTTCTAAGTTAAGAGTAGAACTTTTTGGTAATGGATTACGTATAGGTATAAAGTTAACAATTAAAGATAATACTTCAAATCAAATATCAACAATTGCATTACCTGCAATAATAGAGACTCACAACTAATGGCTAATAAACCTTACATAGAATTACCACCAGTTAATGTACTTTTAGGAGGAGACGATTCACAACGACCTGATGGACTTGATAGTACCTCACAGATTGCTAGTAACGAATATAGTGAACGATTTGCATATGTGTTGGGTGAAGGTTGGTATGAAGATTCAGCATATAATCCACCTCTTATTGCTAGAGGTGACGAAACTATTACAATTAAATTAAAAAATCCGTTACCGACATATGTAACAACCAAAATGGAAAAAGAGGGGGAGATTGATCAATCATTAATGGAAGTTTTAGACTTAGGATTTTATATCAATGGACAATTGGTAAGTCGTGTTCCTATTGCCTTTAAAAATCTTATAGCGGCTGATGGTGTGAGTATGATAGACCAATTTGAGCTGGGCACACTAGGCCAACAGGAAACCAACTATCAAAGTGATGATTTTTTTCCAATCGATATAGCAGCAATTATACAAGCAGGTATCATTAATAATTCTTTGTTGATAGCTCCAAATTCTATAATTCAAGTTGATATAAAAGGATATCTTAAAACACTTACAGGAGCTATTACATCAGACAATTTTACTGATAATATAAATGCTGAATTAGATGAATTTTCTTTCAGTCTTTTTCCAAATATACCAGAACCTGTATTTACACCTATATACCAACCATTTGTTGCTAACATAAGAGACGTAGATAATGATGTTATACATATAGATACAAGTTTTAGTACTTTAAAGACACGATTACAACCTGAAGTTGCTATAGAACCAACTAGTCAATATACAAATTGGACTATTAGTAATACGTTTGGAGATAGGAGAGATTTAAATACATATTTACATTTTGGTGATGATAAGAGAATTTTAACAACAAATGTTAAATATGATAATAAAACTGTACCTACGTTACCATACTCTGTAGTATATAAAACATATGAACCTATACCAGATGATATAAATGAAAAAGATTTGACGTATGTTGTTAGAGAAGTATTACCACCATTAACAGAAACAGTTGAGTTGGTTGGATATGCACAAGAAGATGAAGATTTTCGAGTACTAATACCAAAAGATAATTTACCAAGTGAATCACCTATAACAAAAAGACAAACTGAATTTAAAACATATAGTGATTTGGTTACAACAGATACTAGATTAAAAGATGATATAGAAGATAAATTTTTAAAAGAATCATCAGTTGAATTGTCAATTGATTATTCTAACTATGAAAATTTTGTAAACTTTTCTTCTGCACAAAGAAGATTAGAAAACTTTAAATTTAAAGTTCAACAAATTGAAGAACAAAAAGTATTAAGTAGTTCATTTGTAGGTGTAACAAACGGAGAAGCCGACCTTAAAATTTATCATAATAAAATACGAGATATTAAAAATAATTTTGATGGTTATGAAAAGTATTTATATTTTGAACAATCTAATTATGTTACAAGTTCAATAGGTGAATTTCCAAATGCATCATGGCCTAAAACAGGAAGTGGTACTTATGAAAATCCTTTTGAACCTGTAAGTTCATCCCATGCTGATTTTACAGATTGGTATGGTTCAGTATCAAGTAAAACAGGTCAACTATTTAGTGCTTCTTTTTATGATACTGAAAACGGTAATCGTTTGGTTAATTTATTACCAGACCACGTGCGTAGTGATTCTCAAAATGTTCAATTCTTAGATTTTATGGATATGGTAGGTCAACAATTCGATGAACTTTGGGCTTATATAAAATCAATGTCTGATATTACAGATAGAAGATTAGACTTAAAAGATGGGTTTTCTAAAGATTTAGTTTTTTCATTAGCAAAATCACTAGGGTGGACTACACAAGATGGAAAAGATTTATTGGATTTGAGTAGATATGGATTTGGTAGAAAGTTAAATGGAACCTCATATTCACTCTACACTTCTGGTTCACTTGACTCACCAACAGAAGCCGATGTTTCTAAAGAAATAACCAAAAGATTAATTGCAAGTATGCCTTTTATATTAAAATCAAAGGGTACTCTTGGTTCATTAAAAGCAATATTAAATTGTTATGGTGTACCATCAACTATTTTAAAAGTCAGAGAATTTGGTGGATTGGACGCAGATGTTAAACGTGCACCTTTTGAAACAAAAAGAAGGTTTACAAGAGCATTAGGATTTAGAGGAGCTCAACATATATCTGCAAGCTGGAGTGATGATTCTAATACTAGTAGGAAACCAGAAACAATAGAGTTTAGATTTAGAGCTGCAAGTGGTTCAAATCAAACTTTAGTACAAAAAGGTACAGAGTGGGCTATAGGATTAAAAGATAATGGTTCTTCAGATAATTTAGGTACGGTTTCATTTACACTATCTGGTTCAGGTGGTTCTTCAGTAATTAGTTCTTCATTACTGCCAATATATGATGGTGATTATTATTCTGTAATGTTGAAAAAAGAAAAAGTAGAAACTGAATTATTTCCACATCCATCTTTTGAAACCACTCAATTATTTAATCCACCATTTATTACTGGTTCTTCTGTGAATGCAGTTTCTGGTGAGATTGAGATAGTAAGTGGTTCTAATGTATCAAGAACTGGAACTAAGGCATTACAACACATAAACAATTCAAATTTAGATGAAAACAATTTATCATATACATTGGGATTTAGTTCAGGTTCAGAACCTGCGTCGGTTGCATCAGTAAGTTCAGGTGAAACTTACATATTTAGTGCATTTGCAAAAGCATCTGGTAGTACGGTAGATTCTATTGGAAGATTAAGAGTATTTGAATTAGACTCTAACGAAAATGTAGTAAATTGGAGTGAAGATGTAAACTCTAATCAAACTTCTATAAATACATTTGGAGGAATTAAATCATCAGATGTTGTTGGTTTAGTTGAGGATGAATGGAAAAATGTTACAGTTACTAAGACAATTAGATTTCCAAACACATCTAAATTAGGTATAAGATTTGAAAACATGAAACCTGAGTCAACTATATATTGGGATGATGTCTCATTAAGAAAGGCACCAACTAATACAGATAGTATCGGTGATTCTTTTAATTATCAACTTTTTGTCAAGAAGTATTCAGATGGTATAGATAAAATTGTACAAGATTCAAATACGGTTCTACATATAACTGGTTCTACATCATCTTCGTATAATGCTTCTTGGACAGGCAGTGGAATTTTATATATAGGTGGTAAACCATCAGATGACTTTGGAGCTCAACTTTCAGGTTCAATGATGGAATTTAGAATGTGGAATGAACCCTTAAAAGAACAATTTTTTAACAATCACGTAAGTGACCCGAAATCATATGTTGGTAATAGTCCATCATCATCATACGAAAGTTTGGCAGTTAGATATTCTTTTGATGATAATAGTGTATTATCAGATGGTACTACAATACGAGATGTTAGTTCCAATCAAACTACCACATCACCAGGATTTGCAATTGGGTTTGGTGGTCTGAATACATTCGAGTCAGTTGTTGACCAAACTAAAACTTTTATACCAAATTACGGACCTAACAGAAGAAATACAGATAAAATAAGAATAGAAAATAATTCCTTAAGTAATGCGTCAGACGGGCCCTTGGATAAGATGGCTGCTAGTTTAAGTGTAAAAGAAAGATTTGATGTTAGTTCAAATGATTTTTCACCAATTGATTCTCCTAAAGTCGGTATTTATTTCTCACCAACAGATGTCGTAAATGATGACATAATATCTTCGTTTGCTAACTTAGATTTTAATGACTTATTAGGAGATCCTCGTGATAACTTTAAATTACAATATAGAGATTTAAAAGAATCAGCTGATAAATATTTTAAAAAGTACACTGGTAATAATGATTTTTGGGATTATATGCATTTGATAAAATACTACGACCAATCTATATTTAAACAATTTAGAAAAATTTTACCAATGAGAGCTAAACCACAAGTTGGTACTATTATAGAACCAAATATATTTGAAAGGTCTAAAAATCCAATACAAAGAGATCATCCATCTTTCACACAGATAGATTATAGTTCTGAAATAAATCTAACAAATTTTCATTTTAATACAGATGAGGACGGTGTTTACCAAGAAGCTAGTCATTCAATATTAAAAATAGAAACGGAGTATCCAAACTATGAAGGTAATATAGATTCATCCGATACATTTAGAAAACCATCTTTATATAATTTTACTACAAATGACAATTTTGATGATAGAAATTTATACATAAGTGGTAGTGTTACTTACGGAGGACCCGATTCAATATACTCAGAAGCAACTGGTGCTATGATAATAAATCAAAGAATATCTGAAAATAATAAAGAATATAAGTTCTTTTATAATAGTGAAGATAATTATAATAATAGTTCTAGATATAGTATTAATCCGTTTGAAAATTTATACAATTCACGTTCTTTACATGAAACAGATTTAGATACATCATATCAAGATAACACTGCATTCAAAAGAATGTTTTACGAAGGTGTAAAAAATACATCAGAAACTACCATTGATGGGGATTTACCATTTATAGTTACACAAACCGCTGCAACTGTTGCAGTACCAACTACTAAGGGTATAAGTAAGTTGAGTGTAGACCAAAAAGGAAAAAGTAAAAAGATAAAGCCAAAACGAGGTAGAAGATAAAAATGTTAAAAAAAATTAAATATAGATATTTATTTATAGAAAAGTTATATCAACACAACAATCTTTGGAGACAATAACATGGGATTTTTAGACAATTCAAGTATAACCGTAGATGCAATATTAACGAAAAGAGGTCGTGAAGTATTAGCAGCTGGTGGTGATTTAAACATAACAAAGTTTGCTCTTAGTGATGAGGAAATAGATTATACATTATATGATGTAACTCATCCTAATGGAACAGATTCATATGGTACAGTCATAGAAAATATGTCTCTACTAGAAGCTACACCTAACAGAACTGCATTTCGTAGTTTTTTAGTAAATCAATCTCAAGCTGGAGCACAATTGAACATAGATAGTACTAACTATAGCAATGTTACAAAAGATACAGATATTGTATTAAAACCAAAAACGGTTGGTTCACCTACTGAAAATTATATTTTTACAATAGGTAATACGAATATAGTAAAATTTAATGGAGGGACAAGTAAAACTTTTGTAGGTCCTCAAGCTACATTAATAGCACAATCAATTAATACACTTGCAACTACTGATGTAACTATACAAGGTAAAAGTTCTGGTTTAGTACAAACTATTACAATTAGTGTTAAAGAAGATGCAGGTTCAGGAAAAGATCCTCTATCAAAACAACCAAGAAATAACCCTCTAGATCCTGAGTCAGGAGCTCCAATAAATTTTGGACCTGGTGGAAGTATAAGCTATTAAATAGGAGATTTTAAAAATGAGTTCATTCAAAGATTTTACAGCTGAAGATATAAGTGAAGATATTGGAATCGTTACGTCAGGTATATGGCAAAACGGTGATGGTACAATGGAAACATTCTTCAGTTCATCAACTCAATACACTAATACAGGTGATTATAATATAGATGTGTATAGATATAATCCAGCTGCAAATGCATCCGCATCTATTCAGTTTGGAATTGTTTATGGTCACAGAGAAGGTAGTGGTTCATTAGGAACCAAAGGTGCTACTGGTGATAGAACTACTGCAGCTGTTTTTGGTCAGTTTAATAATTTAATTAATCCACCTGAAACAACAAATTTTACTTTTCAAGGTAATACTACTTCAAAACAAATTTACGCTATATCTGTAAACAGAGCTAGAATGAGAGAAGCAATTGAACCAGGTGGTTGGGAATTACATCTTAGTTCTAGTGCTGGTCAAGTAAAATTGATTGATGATTCATCTACCAATAAAGGTGGAAATACTTTTGAAAGAAACTTTTCACCAGAATATAATATAGTAAGTGGAACATTGGAAGGTGGTACTACAATAAATACTGCAGCTGCTTCTGAAAATTCTACGATAGGTTCTTACGGAACATTCTATCCAAGTCTAGGAACTTTAATTCTTAATCCAGAAAGATTAAGTGCTGCACCACTAGCATTAATTACCGCAAGTGGTTCTAACTCAGATAATAGAAATAATAGAAAACTTTTCGATGCTATTGTTCTCGGTAGTAAATTTACTATGAAACGTAAAGAAGAAATAACCTCAGTTCATTATTTCGTAAGAGCTACATCAAATAACTTTAACTCTACTACTAATGAAACATACTATACTCAGTCTGTTGCAGGTGTAAAGGAAATCATACCAGGTATGAAAGCAGATCCTAAAACTTACATCACAACTGTAGGTATGTATAATAGTTCTGATGAGTTATTAGCAATTGCTAAGTTAAGTAAACCAATATTAAAGTCAAGAGCAAGAGAAGCACTTATCAAAGTAAAACTAGATTTCTAGGAGTTTCATATGATATTCAAGAATATCGACTCTGATGATATTTTAATCTCACCATTTGAAGTTAACAAAACTTTTACTGTAACTAATAATGATAGTGGTAGTGGTGTATATTCTATACCAATTACCAAAGGAACTGATTCTAATTTATATAATTGGAACACTACATCAGATTCTAAAACTATATTCACAGCTTCTTTTTATGAAATACCTAGTTATTATATGATTAATACAATGTATTATCGTGATGTAAATCAAATGCTTGGACATAAAGATTATATTCATGGTACACCTATTAACACAGATGGTGTTGTCGAATATACTAAGACAAGTCATTTATATGATACCAACGCTGATACTTCGAAGATGGTATTGAGACGACCTAAATCAAGACAATTACACAATAGTGCAAATGTTATATCTATACCACAAGAGTTATTTGGTGAAACAATTGGTAGACAATCAATACGATTAGTTGATAATGATAGTAGTCCTCAAGTAATTTTACAAGATGATGGATATGGAAACTTATACGATGTTGCATTTAGTTCTAGTTATTCTGTAAGACAACCAGATTCAAATAATAGTGGTAGTGTAGTTGGTAATATATTTTATGATGATGGGTTGATGGTAATTACCGATACTGGTTCATATTCTGCTATAGGTGCTGGTAACTTTACAGTAACATTTGATTCAACACAGACTATATATGAAAGAGAATATATTTGTAAATTAGAAGAGGATGATTTTTTACATACAACTAATAGAAGTTTAAAAGTAGGAATGAGTGGTAGTGTTGGATTTCATGGTACTAATTATAATCAAAACACAAACTTAGTAGGTACATATAGAGATTCAACACCATATGAAATGATAGGGTTTGCTACAAGTTCATTTAAAAATGGACAATACGAAATCGGTACGGAATTAATAGGTGAGGCAACTCATTCTGATTTTGCAACTTATGTTACTACAATTGGTTTGTACAATGATAACAACGAATTGATGGCAATAGGTAAAACAGCAAAACCAATAAAAAATGATAAAGAAATGTCTTTAAGTTTTGTGGTAAGATTTGACACAAACTAATATTTATAGTTGTAACGTTACATATTAAGGAGAAAATATAATGGCACATTTTACAGAGGCTCAAGCTGAAGCATCAAAGTTAGAATCAGCTAAAAAAGAATTTACTGATGGAGACTTTGCTTATTGGGTATTAAGAGTATCAGGTTCAGATGGACAATATCATCAGTTTGTTGACCACGAGTTAGCAGAAGACGCAAATCTTACTGCTGTAAAAGGTAAACTGATTGGACATCTAACCGGTTCAGAGTATTATGTAGCTCCAACACCACCTGTAATAAGTGGTTCAAGTCATTTCGTAGATGACAAAGGGGATACACTCGGTTAATTAAATAGGAGAAAACA